CTACTCAATGTAGCAGCACCTGTAACCCCTAAAGTGCCACCCACTGTAGCGTTACCTGCAGACAGAGTTAGATTACCTGCGGAAGAACTTACATTACCTACAACAGAAAGAGTGCCATCAAGTGTTGTGTTGCCAGTTACATCAAGTGTGCCAGCAAGATCTACATTAGCACCTGTAAAAGTTGCTGCTGTTGTAGACCCTGACTTTAGAATTAAGTTAGCACTGTTGTTTGTAAAGGCAGCAAACTGTGTACCTGCATCCTTCATTAAGATGTCTGCACCATCAGCATCAAGAATAATATCTCCCGCAACATCTAAGGTAAGATCTCCAGAGGATACATCAATCTCGTTATCTGATAGGGTCATATAAGCATTAACACCTACAACAGCACCATCTTGATAAACTACTCCATCAAAGTATCCGTCTTTATACTGCAAAGAACTTGTACCTAGATCAAGAGTATTTGTTGTCTTAGGTTTAACTTGTGTAGCAGACACGACAAGATCTTGGCTAGGCCCAACCTTAGTAATAGGAGCACCCTCACCAGATGTACCATCGTGCTTGTGTCCTGTCGATGCGTTAAATGCACCTTCTAAGGCATTGTACTCTGCATCAAAGTCATCAGCATCAATAACGTTACCGTTAGCAATGTTGTTTGCAGTATCTTGTCTTGTATATCCTGCCATGTCTTTTCCTTACTGTCTGTCGTTCTGTCTAAAATCCAACAGGGCTGTATCAAGTGTAAATGTTGGGTTTGTTGAATTGTCTGTTAATCTAAAAGCTATAGTTTTTCCTGATCCTACAATCTGTTCTGAGTAAACACTGTCTAGTTCCCCACCAAATGTAGCTGTATTAAATACAGAAGTAGATGCACCGAATAAAAATATAGCAGTACCTGTACTTGAAATAGTTTGTGTAGCCGGTTGTATAGTTGAGGTATCACTAGATGTTTTATTATCGTACCTTACGTTTAAATCTAAATTCATAGTACCTGTAGGTTCAGCATATAAAGTTAGTTTATAAAAAGTCTTACGAGTTTGTGGATCTGTAAGAGGCATATAAGGAGATTCATATATAGCCTCTATATTTTCACCGTCAAAGTCTGAGCCTGACTCTAGTTGATATATGTAACCATCATCATGTCCAAACGCTACCATCTCTGTTGTACCTGAGTATCTGCTATCAGCTACGTTAGCTTTAATACCTTTAGTGGTAGCCCACTGTAGTCCTTCTGCACCTTGAGCTACAAACTTAGTGGCAATCAAACCCTTAGCTGCATCATCTTGCTCTGAAGATATATAAGCAAAAATACGATACTGATTTTTCTCTCTTAATACTAAAGAGGTAAAACTAGAGGTACTAGCCAAGAAAGTATTAGCATCTTTAAAGATACGGTCTGATGCAATATCAAGAGCAAAGTCACCGATACGATCAGTAGCACTTAAAAGTCTGATACCATCAGGTGCTAGGTAAATAACGTCACCACCAATCTCTTGAATAGTATCTCCATTAATACAACCAATACGATCTGTAATTGGTGAGATTATAAAGTCTGCTGAACTATTTCCTGTGAGTCTTTTTACACTGTCTTGTGTAAATATAATAAGTTGATCACGAAAAATTGATAATCCTGTAATATCATTTGCTACATTTATAGACCCAGCACCGTTAGCTATAGTAAAATCATCTACTGTAAAAGGTGCAGTAAAAAATAAATCACTACCCTTAGAATAAAAAGCTGTGTTCTTAAAGACTGCTACATGTTCTGCACCTTGTACATCAGTGCTGTTAGCAGAAGTCATAAAAGTAGTAGTGTTACCTGATGTATTATATATTGCAGGGTAGTTAGTACCATCAACAAATATAACTTTATCATCACCATCTAAGTTATAAAGTACGTGTCTGGCTTTACCTCCGTTAGTACCAGCACTAGTAGCCATACTAGTCCACGTAGTTCCTGTGCCGTAATAATATTGAGTAAAATTAGAAGCATTCTTACGTGCTGTAACAATACGACCAGAGCTAATTACTTTTAGAGCTAGTATAGGGCCAGAACCAGGAACAGTTGTAGTGCTGTACTTTTCAAAGCCTCTGATCTTAGTGTAGCCACCCTCTTTGTTAGGCTCCATGTTTTGCAGAATAGTGGCAGACCCTACAGCATTCGTACCTTGCTGTAAAGCAGACAGATTAGAAATTAATCCACCTCTAAACTCAATAGGAAATGTTTGCCACTGTGTAGCCATTAGTAGTGTACTCTTGTATCTCTAAGATATTCTGTTCTGTTTATATTAAGGCTTCTCATGTATTTAATACCTGCAACAAATTTTTGCTCAGAGAGTTGTGCAGCCTGAGTGTCGCCTCTAAATATATAAACATAATACATAGCACCATCTACAATAATATGTTTGTATTCTTCTGGAATTGCTGGTACATCTGTTGATAATGACATATCTACACCAACTGTAAAATATTCGTAGATAACTTCATAAGCTTTATCTGGAGTTGGAGTAAATATTATTTCCCTACTAGGTGCTCTTGTAACGTGTGTAGGAACTGTTCTTATACCAGTACTAGAGTTATACTCATAATCTGCGTGTTTGTCAAGATATTCTTCATAAGAAAGTATCTTTAACTTCTTAGTTTCTACATTTAAATCATCATCACGTTTAATACGAAAGGTATTAAAGTTAATTGTTTTAGCATCGTAGGGTATACTGTAACGTACTTCACCTGCAGTTAGAACCTCTGTTTCCTCTACGTGGTTCCAAGGCCACTCAAACTCTTCTTGGTGTATATGCCTAATAGAAGCATTAACAGCATCTTTACTTAGGTTGTAGTAACCTGTAGCTGTAGCAAAATTAGCAGAAGTAAGTTCAACTTCATTGAGTCGTCTGTTCACTTCATTAACAAGACCAATAAAATCGTAAGCCATTTACTTCTCCCTAATTCTTATAAAGACTGCACGTTCATACTGCAATCCTTCTGTTGTTGTTATTTGACAAGTAATTTTATAACGAATGTTATTAGTACCTAAAGATAATCTTATTGTAGCTACAGTTGATGTATTTGTTTGTTGTACTTTTTGTAATCCATTTACAGTTTGTGCGTTACTTACTTCAGTCTTTGTACCATCTGCAGCATCAATAAACCAAGTAACACTTACAATAGTATCATCGCCAAGAAATCTTGACCAGTCAATGTTATAATCTACTATTTCATCTTTATCTTTGTCAGGCCATTTATATGACATTTTGTATTCCTTACGCTGCGATACGTACTGTATTGTCTTTGTCTACAGGTGCTATAAACACCGTTCTATCTTTTAAATCTTTTCCTATTGAAACTGTAAATCTCTGCGATGTTCCACCAATATGTAAAACTCTTCTTCTATCGTAGCTGTCTTTAATAGATTCATAATCAAAGTTTACTGCGTTTACTGTAGGTGAACCTGCTGCAATAGACAGTGCTGGTGTATTAATAACAAAGGTGTTGGAGGTTCTTGTAGTAATAATTCCTGCAGAACCTGTAGCACTTACTCCTGTTGGAACAACCACTGCATCAGCGGTTACAACAACTGTACCTAAGCTGCTTGTAAGTGTTGGGGTAGTAATACTTACAAGAGCTTCTGCAACTACGACAGGAGATCCTAGAGAAGAAGTAGCTGATACACCTGTTAGACTTATATTAGCTTCAGCTACTACTACGATTGTACCAAGAGCACTTGTAGATGAGACACCTGTAAGTGCTACATTAGCATCTGCTGTTACAGTTACTGTACCTAGTGCGCTTGTACCTGCTACACCAGTAAGTATTGCAAGAGCTTCTGCTACAACAGTGACAGAGTTAGTATTGGTGGTAGCATTTACTCCATCGACAACAAATGCTATCTCTGATTGAGATGCAAAAGGTGTACTAGCAAATGCTACTCCAAACATTATGCAGCTTCTTCTTGTGGTTTAGCTTCTACAGATGAAGCAAGCATATTGATAAATGCTTCACGACCAATAGTTAATTGATCTAAATTAAACCGTGCACTAGACAACTTGCGGTCTAGGTCATTAATGTGGTTCAACATAGTTTGTTGTTCTTGTGTTAGATCCTCTACCATGTATTCTTTATCATTGATAGTGATAGGGGTTTTTTTATTTTTTCCCATAGCTATTCTCCTTATTATGAGTTATCTGCAATAGCAGCATTTACGGCAGTCATATCTTCTGTAGTCCAGAAGTCTTTAGCAACCATCAACTGTAGATGCTCTACGTTGCGTGACACAGTGTCAGCCCAATCGTCATCGTCCATGCCCTCTGGTTGACCTGCATTGATTAGGTCTATGCTGTCACCCATTGCTTTGTAGTGCTGGGCAATCTGTTCTGCTGTGATTTCGTTTTCCATCAGTTTGCCTCCAGTGCGGTGATCCGTGCCTCTAATGCAGTAATAGTTGCTTGTTGATCTTGGATTGCTTTGATGCAAAGTGACACCATGTTGCCGTATGCAAGAGCATCTGGTTCACCATCATCGTTGTATTGGACAAACTCTGTTAGGCCAGCATCATGCACTTCTTCTGCAATCAAGCCACCGTAAACTGTGTCACCATCGTTGTTGCCTTTATATGTAACAGGGCGCAATGCTAGTAGTTCTGTTAGACCATGCGTTGCATCGTTAATGGTATTTTTGTAACGGGCAGAAGATGTTGATCTATAATGGTTCCCGCCACTATCTATATACATATTTGCGGCGTTACCTGTGGTGGTATTGTATGTCTGCGGCACACGAATATCGCCACCGCTTGTTACAACAACTCTTGGATTACCATCCCCATCCGACAGCACGATGTAGTTGTTTGCGGTGCGGATGTCCAAGCCGCCTTGGTTGCCATTGTAGCGGCCTAAGATGGTGTTCTTGGTGCCTGTTGTGATTGAGCTACCCGCACCAGCACCCACAGCCGTGTTCCAAATCCCTGTGGCGGACGAAAGGGCATAAGTTCCAATGGCGACACAGTTGTCTGCCGTGGTTGCCGTTTGTAGTGAACGATCCCCCATCGCCGTATTGGCACTACCAGTAGTCAAGTTTAGGCCAGAATAAAGGCCGAATAAAGAGTTTCTCGTAGCAGTTGTTTGATCCTCTCCCGCCGAGTAACCCATGACTGTGTTTTCAACGCCTGTTGTATTTGAGGACAAAGAATATGCGCCAACAGAAACATTTGATGCACCAGTAGTATTCGCATAAAGCGCCTGATACCCAACGGCAGTGTTGTTGCTGGCGGTGGTGTTGTTAAGTAGAGCCTGACGACCAATAGCGGTATTATAAGACCCATTATTGTAATACAAAGCAGAAACACCCATAGCAGTGTTCTCACTACCTGTGGTGTTACTGTTCATAACTCCAGAGCCGGAAGCCGTATTATTAGTACCTGTAGTGTTAGATGTTAAAGCATAAGCACCCAATGCCGTGTTATTATCTGCGGTTGTATTTGCGTCTAAAGCTGTGTATCCAAGTGCAACATTTGAAGTACCCGTAGTATTCGCATACCCCGCCTGATAACCCACTGCTGTGTTGTTGCTGGCGGTATTCGCAGTAAGCGCCTCTGCGCCAATCGCAGTGTTTGCCGCACCCGATACATTGCTATCCAGCGCAGTATCACCCAACGCCACGTTGCCAGTGCCAACAGGATAATTCCCATCCAGCTTAATCGTGCCGCTGCTTACATCTAAGTTGCCGCCAATCGTGGCATTCCCACTCACATTAGCAGCGGTTGTGCTAAGAAGAACAGCTTTTGTGCCTAAGTAACCACTCATTAGGTTTGCTCCAAGATACTCAGGATAACATCTGTTGCGCCGGAGCTTGAGACTTTAAGAATGTC